CTACCAATTTTTGCCGCGTCTAATGTTGGTACTTGCGCAGTAGGTAACACGCCGGTTGTGATATTGGAAGCATTTATTCCCGTTGCTTGACTAATGTCAATCGGCGGAAATTTTGCCGCACCATCAAGCACGACAATTTGAGCAGCCCCCGTTCCCGTGTTAATATTTGCGTTTGGAATCTTGCCAGCACCAGACGGAATACTCGCCAAGCCCGTTAATGCTGCACCGTTTACTTTCCCAGCGGTAGTAATAGTCGCAAGCTTTGTGTCGTTAATCGCAGCCGATGGAGAAACCTTTGCGTCGGTAATAAGCAACGCGGGGTCCGTTCCTAAAGCAATTGCTGCAAAGTTTGCCCGAAGCCCTGCCGGTGTATCAGAAAACAACTCATTGTCTGCTGGGAACGTTGCATTCCATGCAGCATGCGCAGCGCTGCAATACAGTAAAAATGTTATAACCAAAAAAATAGTTTTCCTCATGTTATGTTCTCCCCTCTTTCTACGTGCTCTTGAATGATTGTTGAAATTCCGTTGAGCGTATCATTATCAATTACGCCCATGATCCCCATTGTTCTATATTGATTTTGAATAACTCCGTCAACGCTAAGCCGGTATTGTATCAACCCGTCTTTCACGGTCCCGTCCGGGTTCAATTCGATAATCACTTTGTTTGGGATAATCTCTGTCATGTCTATCTCCTATACTCCGTGTGCATGATAGCTGAAATCACCAGTTACGGCGGTGCCATCAAGCTTGTAAAGTTTTACAGTAAATCCGGTTGTTGAAGGAACAACGGAAAATTTATGCACGTAACCATCACCGCTGAGAATGTCGATATTGACCGACGGCGCTTCATGAAATGTTTTTGCAAGAGTAACCGCTAAACCTGTTGAAGCATTACTCACAGTTCCTGTTCCTTTTTCGTCAACGTCTGGCAAGTCAGCATAATAGTCTAAGGCTGAACATTGAATCGTCTTTGAGGTATCAGAGCGAGTCATGGTCATTTCAATCTGAAAATAACGGCACTTATAATCACCGGCTTGCCAATCACGCCACGCTGACCAAGTGGCATTATCGTCTGACGTTTTAATCCTAAAACTAACCGCTCCTGCAACTTCTTCACCGGACCAGCGAGCTGTTAGGCTATCATTGAATCGTCGTGTTGCGTCGTCATTCATACGACCGGCGCTGCTTGCATCAACCACAACAGTGTCGATTCCAATTTTAAATGATGCTACATAGCCAATATCTCGAACAGGCGTGACATACGTGCCACTTAGTTCACCAGCAGAAACTTCGAGATTATTCCCGACCTTTGAAGTATTTGTTTTTGTTCCTGCCCAGCCGGTTTGTTCAGAGTAGCTTTGAATAATATTGGTAAAGGGGATATTGTCGACGGTAATATCTCCCTCTGTTGCTGTTGCAGAATAATTGCCCGACGAATCTATCGCTTTAATCCAATACTTCTGTGACGAACCCTCTTTAAAGTTAAGCGAAATATAGCTATTGCCTTTATAGTTTGAAATAAGAGCAATACCGGACTCCCAGGATTCACCGAAGCGGATCTCGTAACCGGACAAGTCAACGTCTGCAACATCAGACCAGCCAAAATACAATCTATCGCGTGATTGATTGACTAAAAACGTTGTAACTGCTGAAGGCGGCGCTGATTTACCGGCAAGCGTTATTGTCGATGTCTGGCTTAATGAATCTGGCTGCTCAACGCCTAAATATGAGATAGACGCAACGCGTATCTTGTATGAGCTGCCATCATTTAATCCGCCCATTATTGCAAAGTGCGTTCCGTTTGTTTCACCGACATTGCGGTAACTATTCCCGGCGTCGTCTGATAGATATATGCGCGCGCGCGAGTAGTTCACAAGACTGGCTCCAACGAGCGGCCTGTTGAACCATACGTCAATTACGTTTTCAATGGTTCCATCGCCTAACTTTACAAGGCGCTCGGTTGTCGTTAAGTCAGTAACAGACGGGACGGTAATATCAAGTGCTGAATAATTATTGTCTGGCAACTGAATGTCTTCAGTGTCATAAACGCTTTCCAGATATTCAACTGCCCCGATCTCAACCTCATTCTCTCCGTACCTTTTAATACTTGTTACGCGGAACGGTTTGACTGTTGTCTCGCCGATGGAGTAAACATCGTATGCCTGCGGTATCTGGCTAAACGCAACTGAAACATCGACAGCGCTTACGGTTCCCGCTGCTGTTGTAATAGTGCGCTCTTCCATCGTGTCGTCTGCAAAGCGAATCATGATTTTATATGTTTTACCACTCACCAACGTAATAGCTTGGTCAAGGTGAATGTGTGTTGTTGAATTGCTGGCATCTGCTGCTACGCGCCCGGAACCGATTCCCCAAGCTGGCACGTCATGCGCCACGTTGATAATATCGCCAGCCTGGCATGCAATAGCGTCAATCCCTGCGCGCAAGGTAACACTCCTATGGATATACTTTGCAAGGTTAAGGGCGTATTTACCCTCGCGAATACACTGGCTTACGCGTGTGCAAAAAAGGCGTAATTGTTTTTTTCGTAAAGGATTCCCGGCATTCAAAGACGACTCGTCCATTATTGCGATTGTTTCTTGTTCGTAGTCTTTATCTTGGTCCATGAATTGAACCTCGATACAATTTGGCATTTCGTTAATGGACTTCCACGATTGCGTGAAGCTGCTTTCGATAATGTTTCCCATACCAAACATCTGCACCGCGATGTCTTCCTTATCGATTTTTAACTGAATATCACCGCCCGAATAAAACGGGAATGCTCTGAACGTTGCTGAAAGCTGCGTTATAACATCAAGCGCTTTTGACGAGCTATCAATTACCACGTCAAGTCTGAATCGCTTCTCATAACCACCGTCACCGTTTGATACTTTTTCTTCGCAATACTTCGCCATCTCAAGCAGTTTTGCGCTATCCATGATTGCGCTCGTTATATAGTCACCTAAACCATATCGCGTGTTAGTCAATAAATCCTTCATGCACCAGATAGGATTTGCGCAGAAGCGCGCAACGTATGTGGTCCCGTCCCATGAGAGCACGGTATCGTCTGCAAGAAGCTTCCAGGCTGATGCGACCGGGTCCCAGTAGTAATCTTCCCAGTCAACTTCAACCGCGCCATTCATAATCTGTGGAATAAGTATTTTTCTACCTTCAACCAGCATCGTAAAGTTTGGTGTGCTGCCGCTTAACTGATCAGTTGCCAATGCTTCAATGCCAATAAGTGCAACATTCGGATAAATCAACGGTTCGTTCTGGGTTATTTCGTCAATGGAAGCAAGATATAAATCTCCCGTCATTTGCGGGGATAATGAGCTGTCAACCGATGTACGAGTGATTTTAATGTCATACTGGCCAGCGGTAAGGCCGTCTTTTCTAAAGATGCGCTTTAGGGCGTTGCGTGATGTTCCGCTTATTGTAGTGTCCCCTAAGTCTGTATAGGAACCCGCAGCATGAAGCTTGTATTGCACGTTATAGGTAACTTCCCAGGCCTGCACAGCACCGGACGAAGCATTGATTTGATATAATCCGCTAGGCAATGAGAACGTCAACTCAAATGCTTCTACCGCCGAAGAAACTGTTGTATACGTATGCACGGCACTTTGCAAAAGCTGGTCGTTTTTTGCAATAACGCTGTGGCTATCATTAAAATTAGCAATTACGGTTTGCGTGTTTGTCCCGTATCTCTTTGTTGTGGTAATGCCAGAGTAATTCGCTTCTGGGTTCTTGTTAATTTTCAAGTCAGTGATCGATTCAACTTCTCCCTCGCAAAGAGCAAGTAATACGTTAAGATATTGCTTGTCTCCGTCGGTACGAATGTACTGATTGATAATGTTTCCACCAACACGATGCCTTCCGTAAACAATAGGAATTGGCACACCAACAGCCTGCTGCGTGGTTATTCCGTCCCAACCATAAGTAGGCGAGCTTTCGTCAATGCCACCGTTGGTGTCGATGTTCCCGAAACTCGGCGTGCGTACTCCTGCCGTAACAGCTGAATAGACCGAATAGACCGTCGCAAGAAACATGCCAGCCGCAATAAAAGGGTGTGCTGCTACAAATGCAATAGCAGCCTTTGCAAGAGCAATAACAGCGGCAACGATCTGAACGTCCGGTGTCACAATTATCTCGTCGCCTTCTTGCAGCACCTTTGTGGTATCTTCAATGCGTTCGCCGGTAACAATAAAACGCATACCTTCCAGCTCAAAACCACTTTCTTCTAAATAATCAGCAAGAGCTTTTGATGGAACGTAGGGGGCATACTGTGTTATTCTTCCCTCTTTACTCTGAACATTCGGTATGAATTTTATGGTAATCATAGCTTGAATCGATAAAATCCCTCGACCTTGTTTTTAAAGTCCGGTATTGCGGTTACTACAGTTCCCGCTTTCCTTGAGGTATGAATAAAAAGGTTGTTATGTAAATAGACACCGGCGTGATTGCAGACTCCGTGTGCATTTTTAAACAATACGACATCTAAAAACTTTGGCGATTCAACCTTTTCCCATTGCTTATAATAATTCTCAAGGAAATAATTCTTGCCTTTTGCTCCCCAGTTTGCCGGGTATTCTTCGTCAATATCGAAAAGCTTGATTGCACAATCTGCGTAGACACACACAATCAATCCGTAACAGTCCAGGCCGGTAATGTCACGCCCGCGGTGTTTGAATGGTACACCGAGATATTTATCAACTACGTCTTTATACATAGACCCTTTGTGATGGTATCGACGGGAAACCACCATACCGTGCAATGTTGCTCATAACGGTTTTGCATGTTACCTTGCGCTTGTCGCAGACTGTTTCTGCTCCTGCGTACGCGCATTCAGTGCCTTTAAATTTCCACCGGCAGTAATTGCGATAATAAACTCCTACCGGAAGCGAGACGTCAAGCAAGTCAAATTTACTGGTTAATTGAAACTCGACTGTCTCTTCTGTGGCTGTATAGTTGTCAATGTAGAATGAGAAGTCAAGGTATGCGTCGGTGTCAGCGAGTTGATCTGCCCAGACAATCTTGACCGTGACTTTCTTGCCGCGTAAATCGTAAAGCTCTAAATACCCTTGAATCAATCGGCTGATGTTTGCAACCGAAACCGTCAAAGAGTCTATTTCACTTGAGGAATTTTCAGAGAGCTCGCTGTGCTTAATCGGGAATTTCGTGTACGTAACGCTGTCAAACACAACGTCTGCGTCAGACTCGGCAAGGTATAAATTATTGCCTGCGCCATCATAATTGAATATCGTGTATAGATAGATGGGGCGATTCTCTTGCTTGTTCTTCTCGGTCTTCGTTGTGCTGTTGATATTGAGCGTCATTTTACTTGTACCAGGGTAAATGAGACGGTATATATTCCATAGGCGACATAGGTCGTCTTGAAACTGTCCTCTTTAAACCGTACCGTGATGGTTGCACCGGACACTGGGTGCGTCCATGAGAATGAAGCATATTGCCCAAGCTTAGTATTGAAAAGCGTATACAACGCGTTCATGTCAGCCGCGCTTTGGTTGTTGTAGGTAAGCTCATACTCGGACAAACCAGTCAACCATTTAGCCCGTCTTTGCTCTGCGCCATTCTCAAACTTTGAAACGAGAGTCTTAAATTGCAACGTCTCAACGAATCCATAACCCGGCTTTAATGTTAGGTCAGACATTTTTCACCACTCCTCGCAATCCGGTATTTTTACGAAGTGCGTTTGCGATAATCGCTTCAATGGTTTTACTGTTGCGCATGAGGTCTTGCGTGTCCCATGCTTGAATTACAACGATAGGCTGGTTTGTGACGCTGCCACCGCCTATGCCTTCACCGGCATTGAGCCGGTCAAAATTATTGCGGCCCAGAGCACTCATGCCCTTACGCGAGAGAACCCCTTCGCCTGTTTGGGCCACAATGGGAACTTCGTCGACTGCAAGGCCGCTGTGCGCCTTGATAATCCCGCCTTGATGGAAGAATTTACCGAAAGATGGGAAGGCTGCCCCGATGGTTTTAACCAGGATAAACTTTGCCATTGCCTGCGACAATATCTGCAAAATCTGCTTCCCGAAGTCTGAGAATACGGTTTTTATGTTGCTGAGTTGGCCGGTAAAGACATTGAAGAATAGGTTGCCGAAGGCTTGTGACATCGCCTGCGCTGTTCCTTGTGCGACGGCTTTTAAGGCATCGAATTGCGGAACGAGGTCGGGAAGTGTAAAGCTCTTACCCAGGTTATCAAATAATTTCGGTAACTTTTCGAGATCCTCAACAATGCCAGACAAAAACCCGGTTGCTCCCGGCTTATTAAGAGCATCAAACTTCTCCGAGAATGTCGTCATTGTCTTATCACTTGCCACTCTTAAATCGTCAAGCGCTTGCTTTGCCGACTGTAGCTCTGGGATCGTGTCTTTAAAATACTGCCCCATGAAACCAGGCAAGTAAGAAAGTAAGGCATTGAGTTTAATCATTGCCGTGTATACTTTTTCAATAACACCTAAAATAAACGAGAATAGAGTTGTCAGTCCAACAACGGTCGCATCAAAGAATCTTTCAATTGAATTAAGCGCCTCAATAACAACAACGCGTATCTGTTCCCAGTATTTTGCAAAGACTGCTATTAAAGCGATACCAACTAAGATTGCCGGGTTCTTAAACACAATCGCCATCACCTTTGCGATTGCTGCCCCAGTGCGCATAACGGTACCACCAACGGTAAGCCAGATACCGCCTAAGAGCGCCATGTTTAAATAATGTTCACGCACAACTGGGTCAAGTCGCTGGAACCATTGCACAAGACCAGCAAGTGTGTTGGCCAGTTTATCAATCACCGGGAGTACAGCCGTTGCGACCGTGACTTGCAATTGCAAGAGTGACAAGGTGAACTTGTCCATTGTCGCTTTTGCCTGTATCGAATACGTTGAAGCAGTATGCAGCGCAACACCGAATGCGCCGGTTACGGCAGACCCCAAGTATTGCATGTTGATACCGGCCTGGCGCATTTGCCGGGAAAGTCCATCGAGATTCTCGCCAATACTTTTGATTGACGTGTTAAGTTTAGCGGCGTTAACGCTGAACTGGTCTTTGAGTCGAACTAATATGTTAATGTCCTGGTCGGCCATGTCTTTCCTTCTCCATAAACTTCCCCATATACCCATCAATCAAAATCATGGACTCAATAAACTTCGCTGTTTGGTTCATATACCCGCCTGCGTTTGGTAAATGCCCGCCTCGCCATTGAACATACGCTTGTATGTATTCTTCTGTTTTGCTATCAACAAACGACCTCGGGCAGTTAAATACTTGATAACCCTCAATCGTTACCGCTTCCGGTAATGATTCTACACACCCGCGAGCCTTCTGAAAGAACGCCGTACACTCACGGCAGTCGGCCTTGTTGACAATTGACCAAACTGCCATTATAAGTTTTTTACTTCCGTCTCCGACAAGAAGTTGAACTGTACGATTGCTGCCATGATCTCAATCAATGCCGAGTACGGAATCAGTTGCACCGCGTAATCGTCAACCACGTCAATGTCAACAGATTTTCCAAGACGCTTGCTGTAGATATTTTTAATACTCTTGAGCCCAACACGCACAACATCTTGCGCGCGCTCTTGAAGTTTTTGAATATCAATTGCTCCCGTCTTATCAATTGCATCACCAAGAAGCTTCGTCTTGTCTTTGTGCAAAAGGTTCTTAATGATGTATACCGTTGGATTCTCTGTGTCGCCTTTGCAAATAAACTCTTTCACTTCTTCGTTGTCAATACCAATATGCATGGTTCCTCCTGTCTTGCCACGTCGGGCTTATTCAAACTTCAAGTTAATTTCGTCGTTTCCTGTGCTTCTATTTAAGTGGAACGGAATATCGTCAACTCCAACTCCTTCACGCGCTCCGTCGGTGATTTTATCAATCGACAGCTTCGGTGCAGTGATAGTGAGTTTGTTTCCGCTTGCGCTTCCAATAACCACGCTTAATGCTCTCTCGGTTTGAGCAAGCCAATCAGCTGCATAACCGTATATTGCCTGGGTTACTTTCTCCGGGTTCAACGATCCGGTCGGTTTTCTGCCGGTTATCAAGAAGCCCTTTACGCCAGCCGCAGAGCTGATGTCGTCTTGTTTCACGATATTGTTTCCCATATCAATATCGATTTTCTGAACAACAAGCGATGTAACACCGTTCAAGCTTAATGCAGAGCTTTCAACAATCGGCGGTACGGTTGTGTCATACTGTGGTGCTGATGGAACAGCAACGTCTGTCGGTGCATTGTAAAGACCCATGAATCTAAACCCGAACTTTTTAATCTTTCCAGCTTCTATGCCGAATGTTACGTTCCCGCGCGCACCAGTGACTTTGTTCAGACGTGAGCTTCCACTATCTTGTAAATCATAGACGTATAGCGTGACCGACTTCATTGTCCCAGATGCCGGTGTATACACGACACTTGAACCAGCAGAAGCAACCTCATTGAAACCGCATGCTTCAATAAAATCACCCAGTCTTCCCGCGGTTCCTTTAGTGCCCGACCACTTCATTTCAGCGTCGAAGGAAACCTCAACCCAACGCTGGCCAAGCTTCGGCGTGGTCGGTGAAAGGTCGGCATTCAAAACGTTACGCTCAAGCAATTCTCCCTCGTAATTGACCTTGAGATTTGAAACTTCGATTGCATTCGCTGCAACCGTAGGCACGCTGTCAGTGCCGTAGGTACCTTCTTCTTTTCCCAGCAGTATTCTTGTTAAATCCCTAAACATGTGACTCTCCTTTGTTATGAACGCGTCCCTTTGGTTTGTCTGTAAAGTATCTCAACCGTTATAATGATAAATCGCGCTGGGTAATCAACACGCCCCATGTCTACATTGACTACGCGAGAATGAATAACACCGCTTGAAAGTCCAAGCTGTCTGTCTGAGTCAAGGGCTAGCTCAATGTCGTTTAGAAGGTCGAGGATTCCCTTGTCTGTCGCATCACCGGCGATCTGCTTGTCTTTATTAGTGCACCGAATAACGCCAATAATATTGACCTTCATTGCCATGTCTTGCCGCGGGTAGACGTTCTCTACCTCGTTGATGTTTGTCGGCTCTATAATGATGCATGGAAACTCGGTAACGCTCTCCCGGTCGCCCAGGAAAACGTTTTTTACATAGCTTATCTGCGCGCTGTTTTCGAGTTGTGTTTTGAGTGCGCTCAGTATGTCTGCCGGTTTGCTCATGATGCCATCTCTTTCTCAATTACGTTCTTTGCTATCTGGTCCAGGATCGTGCTTTTCCCTGTGCTCATCTGACGAACTGTTGTTGCCATATATCTGAATGCCGGTATCTTGACGCTTCGTTTGAGTACGAATAGTGGCGTTAGTTTTGACGTCTTGTTCCCGGTAACGCCGTAAATAATACCGTCTAAAATTACAGAGGTTGTGTATGGCGTCATGCCATTCATAACATCCCGCGCGCTGAACCGTGGTGCTCCTGCTGATGTTTTCGCGGCGCCTAGCGGGATGGTTAAGTATTGACCGCTTACCGGGCGTATAGTTCCACCGTCTTCAAGGATATTGGCGTATGTGACGCGCTTACCGTTTCGTACGCCGCTTCCTATCATGGCTTGCATGGCCCATCCTTCCCCTGAAACCCGGCTTTGTATGCTGCTGCGTAACCTTCCGGTGCGTACCTTGAGTATCTTGTTTGACACGTTATCTTGGAGCTGGTTTGCCACTTCCATAGAAAACCGAGTAAATACCTTTTGCATCCCGTTTTGTATCTTGCCCATCTTACGGTAGATATTATTAAACTCGTTTTTGTTTATCTCTATCTCGATCATATCATCCTCTGGTAACGGTCAAGTATGACGTACGCGTCCTTCTTGAGGTAATACGGCTTACTGCCGATGTCTTGGCCCACTGTTGCGTTAATCGCTGCCTTGAATGCTAGGTAATAGGACGAAACGAGCATAATTGCTGCCTGCTCTAAATCTTGCGGCATGGTTGTGTACCCTGCGTTATAGACGACCTGGATATTCTGTACACCTCTTGAGAAAATGCTCCAGTCAAGAGTTAGGATGCCCGACTCTGCGTCAAAAACATAGTCGTCGGAATCAATCAGCGTGTCGCTTAAAAATGCCCTGTCCAGGTCATCGTGCACCGATGTAATAGAGGTAATCGGGTACTGTTTTAATTGCATAGATTGACAGCCGTTGCCGTCATATTTCTCGGTGTATGTCGCATCTGCAAACTTTCTCCTGCAGTATGTTTCTGCTTCATCGGTTACGCGCGCAATCAGACTGTTCAGGTATGCGTCGTCATCGGTGTTGACAATACTCAATGCTGTTTTTACGTTTGCAAGCGTTGTGAGTTCTGATCCGGTTAATCCGGCCGGTGCTGCCTGTCCTACGGCGTTCAAGACCTGTACAAACTTGGTGTCGAGCGTTTCGTCGTTGACGGTCACAACGTAGGTGTCGGATGTAGGCGGGGTGAATGATTGCTTCCAGAGAATGTCACTGACAAACGTCATGCTCCCGGAATTGGCTGCGTTCTCAAAGATAAGCGTTGAAAAATTCCATGTGTACCCGTCGGAAAGTCTTTTAATGGTAACGCTTACCGTGTCACCTACGACGCTTGTCGGTATTGCCTGGACAATCCAAAACAGGCTATTTACATTGATATAGGCAAGGTTGTCCATTATCGGTTACTCCTTATCATCTTCTCAATCCCGTTATAATCTCCGCCGTCTTTCGTCGCATTCGTGTACTGCGAAATCTTATCCATCAAATAACCGGCTGTTCCTTCGGTATAAGCTCCCGGTAATGCCGTAATCCACGGGTCCCCTGCTGCACCAGCGCCTTTTAAATATGTCCCGGCTTGTCCTGCTGTTGAGTACCCAGAAATCGTATAATTCCAAATATCCCCAGCCGTCAGCGTCCCGCCACCGACTGTCGAGACTTGCGCGTCAAGGTACAATCCAAACGTGCCCGCATTCGTGTGTCCGGTGCGCGTGATGTTCCATACCGCGTCACCAATACTGGCACGCTCTGCCGGTGCAAGGCTGTATCCGGTCTTATCGCTTACCGTGCTTACGGTATATCCTGTCTTGTCATTGTTTGTGGTAACAGTAACGCCACCCGTAATCGTCCTTGTCGCATTGCCCCAAATATTATCGACCGTAATATCATTGAACCCGGTTATGCCGGTTCCTTTGGCAAGGACAATGTTCGTTCCCGCGGTCAAGAGTCTCGTTGCAACGCTCCACACGCCGCTATAATCTGACAAAGTGCGGCTGGTTGCGTTCCATACATCGCTTGCCACCAGAGAGCTTCTTGTCGATATTTTGGCATCGATATTGTTTCCGATGATATATCCCGCCGTCCCTGCGCCGTATGCGCCCGGCAATGCCGTTGTCCAGGGGTCGCCCGCGCTTCCTGCGCCTTTAAGGTACGTTCCCGCAAGACCTGATGTCGACATGGTTGAGATGTTATAATTCCACACAATCGCGGCAGTAACATCATTCAGCGCGTCTAGTGTCGTCTTTGTGCCGGATATTGAGTACCCTGTCTTATCGTCTACCGTAAATGCACGCGCGTCTATTTTATTGGCTGTGGTAAACGCCATCTTATCCGTCTGCGTCTTAACTGCTGCCGCTGTCGCATTCGTCGTAGTCAGCGTATTATTGATTGCCGTGGTTGTAATGTTTGCTTTAGTGACAGTATCATTTACAGAAACGAGTGTTCCGTTGTTATAATTCACCGTCGCATTGATTGCGTTTGCCACCATGCGCGGAATAGTGTTAATCTCTAGCCCTTGCACCTGTGTTGAAGTTGCGTTTGCTTCAATGGCGATATAGTCATGGTTCATTTCTGTTGCGTTAAGGCTCACATAGTACCAGCCGCTATTTGTCGCGACCTCGGTCAATGTTTGGTTGTCTATGTTCGTGAACGTACTCGGTGCCGTTCCATCGTCCCAGTATGAAATCTTAACCATAAAACCTGTTGCGCCAGTCTTAAAAGTCACGTTGTTGGCGCTATCAATAAGCGGGAACATAACCTTTGTCGCAACACCCTTGACGCGCTGAATCTCAATAGCATGCGCCGTAATAGGCATGAATAGTAACAAACATATTAAAACTGCAATCTTTTTCATCGCATTCCCCTTCCGAAGCCGGATCCTACTCCATTCATAATAACTTCTTTGTTAGAATACCCTTTTGCCGTAACAATGCCTTGCGGAACATACATCCTATAACTCGGTTGCTTAATAAAACAGTACGGGTCTATGTATAGTTGTTGTATCTCTTGTGGGGAGAGGGCGCGCCAATAAAAATATAAATATACTATGTACTCTTTAAGGTAAGTACCGTGTAAAGGGTTAGCAAAAATTTGTGATGTCCCTGATGGATTGAGTAACCCCGATGTTGTTTGTGTTGCTGCTGCCAAAAATCCGTTTCTATAAACACTCAATACCTTACTTTTCTGATGGGTAATAGCATACATATCAAATACATTTATTCTTTTCGTATAAGAAAAAGTTTTGTCATCAGAATATAAGCCTACCACCATTTTATTTCCGTATACTTCCGTTATTTGCAAAACTTTATCTGTTCCGTTTACACTCCCAAATTGAAGTATCCCGTTTGCATTTTGTCCTGCATCACCGTTATCCCTAAAATTATTTATTAAAAAAACACAAGTCCAATCACTACTTACTTTTAATGGAATACTTACAGGGATACCTGCACCCGTAGTTGTTTTTCCTGTAATTACAATCCCATTTTTTGTAGTTACCCAATAAAAATCAGAGGTAAGGATAGATTTGCTACCACTTACTAAATTCTCAAGCGTATTCCCTCCCCCCTCGTTCATGAGCCAACAGCCGACTAGACCACGAGATAAGGGATGCTTCCAATCAATCACACTCCCTACAGGTGGTTTTTGGACTTGGTAAATATCCCTCGCCCACGCTATCGGGTATATCAGTAAACTAAATATAATTAAGAGTGATAAAATCTTACGCATAGTTTATAGTCCTGTAACTTGTGAAGCCGAAGTCCTGACCGCAATCGGAGAACCTGCGGCATCTTGTGCGTTATCATAGAATATTCTTATCCTATACGTTCCATCGGGAATAGCGATAATCTGTGAGGATGTTGAGTTTGCACCATACGCTATCGCACCTGCGGCATGGGTATTTACTAGTGGAGAATCGAGAATTACGTTTGTATTTGCTGTATAGTTTGCGACATACCTAATTTCAGAGTTACCTATCGTTGAATCGTTAATATAGAACGCCATACCCTTTGTTGTGAAACCAGTCGTCGTCGGTAAAAGTAACGACGTATTCCCCGCATTATTATCTGCGTTTGTGATATTTAATACCGCAGTAACTCCCGAAAGAACATTAAACGTCGTTATCGGATACCAATTATTGTCTGTCGTTGTATTCGATGAACCCATAACGATAATTCTTGCTCCATTTGTTGTCGCTGTGGTAGATACGAGTGCTGTATCAATCGTCAAAACTGTTTGATAATTAGCGTTACAGGTATAATTCGCCCCAACTAACGTCTGATTAGCAGGTACAATCTGCCAATTATCTACCAACGAAACACTTTTTGTCAAAGCGGCGTTTGCTGTACTATAAAATAAAAGAAAACTCAATATGAGCGCTAACCGTTTCATTGATTTACCCCTTCCTGAATTACCGCAATAGCTTTATTAAGTAACTCACTATTGAATATGTCTTGGCAATCTTTATAGTTTTGTATGTCCTCGTTCATTTGTTCAATCATTTTTGTTGCAAAATCTAATGTCGTTGCGTCATTGTCCTGACCTGTGCGAAACTCACACGAATAGTTCTTAGTCAACCCTGAACCCATGTCGTCAATTAACTCTAATTTACCTGTGAGAATGTATAAATCTTTTTGGTTACTCGTAACTGAAACTTTAGATACTTTTGCGGTTAAGCTCATATCTCACCCCCTAATTTATACACCCGTTTTTCCATTTCGGCTCCTTCAAGCTATCCCGCGCGCCATAATACAGGCAGGCGGGGAACATAATAATAACGAGGAAGATGGCGAGACTAGCTTGCATGAGGTCCAACCTCTCTTTGATATATGTCTGTCAGAATATCTCTCATACGCTGCGCCGATCTGTCCCATGTAAATTTATTGTGTATTCTCTCACTTGCTGCTTTACCCTTGCGCAATGCTTCCGGGTAATTGGTCACCACGTGCATCATTTGCTCGATAAAATCGACAGTGTCGGGCATGAATCCGTCTGCACGTAAACCGTAATTCTCAAGGTCCTGCTCCTGTATGCTGTACTTTATCGGGTAACCAACGCTTTCATTGAAGAAGTCGGCACACCCGGTCACTGCTGTTGCGATTGATGGACACCCTGTTGCCATTGCTTCGCACAGCGTAAGGCCCCAACCTTCCCCCAGTGTCGGAAGCAAGAAACAATGCGCTGAGTTGTACAACTCGCGCAACTCGTCATTACTAAGCTTGCGCGTGTCCATAAAGATATTCTTGTGCTCACCCAGCACTTGCAAGTTACCGGCCAGCTGCTTGTTGGGCATTTCGTCAACCATCTTTTTAATGTTCCCCAGCTTCTCTTCTGAGTAGTCCATTTTCATGACTTCGTTAAAAATATGCTTGATATCTGCGCCCTCTCTCAGCTGCGGTGCAGTTGTCTTGAGATATATCTCAATGTTCGGCGCTTTCTCAAAAACCTTTACCGCTTCCAATATGAACGGGTACCCCTTACGCGGGTTCGGGGCACCGACCCATAGGAAACGGAACTTGCCACCATTATAATTTTTCTGCCTGTCATAGAACGGGTACAGCTCTGGCTCGATTCCTTCCCAGCATGTATACACCGGCTTGCCTGTGTACTTGCGAAAGAGCTGGTTGCAAAAAGACGATGGCGTCACAATCGCGTCGGCAAAATACATTGCGTCAAGATAGCTTTGCGGTAACTGCATAAATTCCCACATAGTAAAGAGCACGTTTATCTTGCGCGGGACCGGCTTAAACTTATCTGCGCTTATGAGTGTTAAGGCAATCTCGGCGCTGTCGTCAAAATCAACGTATCGCTGCATGTACTTGCGCATAAACTTGTTTTGCGTCGCGTACCCGAGAGCATTGCCAACCATGTTCAATTCTGGCGTTGCCCATTGCACTTTTAGTTTCTCGGCCATCTGCAAGCATCCCCTACTTCGTAATAATTCCCTTGCGCGTTTCACGCATAATTATTTTGCATGTGGTACATACAATACGTTCACCGGCTTTTGCCTTAACGCGTCCATTGCACACCGGGCATTCATAGAACGACTTTTTCTTAAACACAGGGCACTCCATTTTTGTAATAGACGTATTTATCCTCAAATGCCGTATTGAAATTGCAGTCTTTGCATATTCCATCAAACTGATGCTTGGCGTGTTTCTCGCGCAACTTTATTGCAACAGGAGAAGCGCACACCTCTTCGATGGTATGCGTATTCACGTTTCCGTAGACGACCTGATTATTTTCGTCGTGCGGGCATGCGCTGACTTCACCGTTCCACGTTATATTGAGAACATTAAAAACGTAATGGCACGGCAGCTTCTTTGCCGTGTTGTATTCGGTGATCGTCTTGTTTTCAATGAGCCCGCGCTGGTTGTCGTATTTATACGCAAACCGTATGCGCATACCGTGCACGTCCTTAAATAAATCTAGTACCTCTTGTTCCTGCCCTTGATTATCCTTAAAAATAAGGCAGTGAATCTCGACATTGTTGGCGTTCTTAAACTGGCCCTCTTTGTAAAGCCGTTTGATATTGGCAACGGTCTGCTTAAAATCAAGGCCGGTTATTGCTTCATAGCTTTCTTTATTCCCGCCATTAAATGAAATAATAAAGTTCATTACGCCTTGCGGGATGCTTGTTGTCACACTTCCGTTGGTGATTATGTTTGTACCAACACCCGCGCGCTTGAGTTTGGGGATAGCGTATGCGCAATAGTCTAAATAATTCGGTGTCAAATATGGTTCGCCAAAACCATACAAATGAACAATGCCGGTAAGGCTTTTTGCTGCAATATCATCGACCAGCTTCTTGAATAACTCAGGTGCCATCACTCCCCGCTGCCTGCTCATGGACCTGTTAAGGCATGTCGTGCAGCATGCGGTGCATTTGTTCGTCGTTTCAAGAAATATCTGGTTTGCAATCATATTTATCCTTTAAGCATGGGCGGGAGATTGCTCCCCCGCCCATAACTACGCTCAACGGAGGAAATTGAGCGTTTGCCCGTGTTACGCTGATGCGTTCATGATTCTGCAGAACGCGTTGGCAATCGCAATACTCATACCCCAGCGAGTTACCATGCGGAACTGCGTTTTGTCGTACGTAAAGAGCGAATACGGATCAACATCAATCGTCATCGCTGCTTTTCGGGAACCGATCACAAAGTATTTGAAGTTACCAAATACACCCTGCACGGTGCTTGACGTATCAGTTGCGGACGGAAGCTTTTCCGACAAGTTAATCGGGTAATCGTACAATGTCTTAGGCGTGGTTGCTCCTAATTCATTGTAGATGGGTCTACCAGTCGTATCTTTCAACGATCTGATATAGTGCATACCAACTCGGCCGAAGAAGAACCGAGCTCCCTGCAAGTACCCTTCCTGAAGCTTCTGGATTGCCTGGGAAATCTGCAATGCGGAAACCGTGGAGAAGGATGCGCCAGCGGGAACGGCGACCGAGTAACCGGCTGCGGCTGTTAAAACGCCTGAGCACGGGGAACCGGTACCGTTGAACATCTGGTTGTCAAGCTCTTGACCCATCACATACGCGAACTGTTCGTATAAAATGCTGGCAATATCAATTTCGCTGTCAGCAATGATTTCGTTTGATGCGGCAGCAAGGCAGAACATCTTCTTCGCCGTCAGTTTGACTTCGGAGAAGGTCGGTTCTGATGCTGTTTTCTGTGCAGCTTCGTCTTCCCATGTTACAGAACCATGAGTAAGCTCGACCGGAACGTGCATCGTGTCCGAGTTCATCGGAATGACGGGTCCGGTAACCTGCAAGGCATAGGAAGAGTTGCGGGCGATCTTGATCATGTCGCTGCGATACTCTTCGGGAACCAAGTATGCACCTTGTGCATCGGTTCCTTCGTTCAATGCGGTCTTCTGATAGAAGGCGCGCAATTCAGCCATTGCTTCGATGTCTGGCTGTTTGATGGCTTTGCCTTTAATGACGCGGGACAGCAAAATGAAAAACTTTGCCATCTCTTCAGCTTTCTCGTCGTTTGACAAGATGCTGAACTCGGCAGGCGCCCTGCTGGCCAAGTTACGAACACCGGCCAAACATTTGCCTAATTTGTAGCCTTTAAACTCAGAAGGACGAATCACTGCGGGCGCGTGTGAAACGGCCGGGAGTGCTTCAATCTTTTTGAGTCTTTCGTCAACGGACTTCACAGTCTCTTCGACAGCTGTCGCTTTGGCTGTGGCCGCTTTTGCTTCGTCAAGAACAGGCGCAACGCCTTTCTCAACGATGGATTTTAATTCTTTTTCGTCCATGTTAGTGTTTACCCTCTTGGATGAGACTACCTATTGTTTGTTTGACTACTTCCTTTACATCAAGCTTTTGCTCTTCCTGTTGGGCCTGTGTGGACTTCTCAGTCCCAGGCTCCAGGATGGCATCGCTGTAATGTTCCTTTTGTGCTTCCTTTTTAACTTCTGGCGCAGCTTCTTTTAAATCACCTTTATCAAAAGACTTTATTGCCATTTCACAAAGCTCTGCTGTTTCGTTTGCCATGCTGCGTCCCATCTGCAGCGCTCCCCTGTTCGATGGCACGGTTACCTGGCTTATTTCTAATAGCTCAACGTCGGTAAACTTACGCCCGGACACAAACTTGGTTCCTGACGCTTCGTCTTTTTCTTCGATAAAATCATAAGCGTGACCGATAAAACCTATCGAGAAAGAAGCAATGCCTTTCTCGGCTAAAACCCACGCCCAGTCTGCTTCTGGGTTACCTTGTCCGACGTAATACTTCAAATCGGCTTCAAGTCCGGTGTCTGTGATTTTAAGATTCGCCACTTCACCGATCTGCTTGCGTAAATCTGAGTATGTATGCGAGCTTAAAAGAATCGGGTGATCCTTAAACGTCTTTAACCGTTTACTGAAAGCATCGGGAAGAACGATGTCGCCGTCCCGGTCGACTTTCTTTGTTGACACAACTGCGGTCACCGTGAAGTCTTCCTTTTTGGTCGACTTAATCTCTGCCTTAAATACTTTTAAAAATTTATCCATGTATTACTCCTTATTCAGTAATGACCGGCTGCAGTACGCACCGGCAATTGGCGACTTCTCCTGCGTCCCCGTTGTCCATGTCTGCAGGGTACTCAAGACCGTTTGCAAATTTATCTTTCATGGCAATAGCACCTTCGTTTTCGCATTGCCTGTGGCTTTCCCGTACAAACTCGTCATGCGCGGTAATCCAGCGCTTCTTTTCAACACCGACCTCGTGATAATAAATCGAAGAGCCGCCATTCACTGCGCTTGCTGTTTCGGTGCGCGCAATCAGCATGGTCCGTGTACTGAGGCTGTTGAATACGCCCTTTAGCGAGTCACGGATATTGCTTGCCAGCAATTCTTCGGACATTCCCTGGATGCTTTGCCCGTCTTTGATTGCGTTGTCTATGGCAAGGTCGATTTTCTTCTTAATGTTATCGTGCACGCGCGTGAGTTTGTTTACACGCCCGGCAACGTAGCTGTTTATTTTTTGCTGAAAAATATCGTCGTTTATATCTTTTTTGAACGACTTGGTCTTGACCTGCTCTTTGGCAATATCAATGCCGCTGTTCACGCCAAGTTCAATGTACGGTCTTGCTGTCTTCTTGAATGCTTCCGCCTGATCTATCCAGTTGACATTTGTTTCGTGCTTTAGCAGTTTGGCATCGGGAGTGCTAAGAACCTTTCCCCGTAGCTCAATCAAATACTTGCCAAGCTTGCCTTGCATCTTCTTTTCAATAGGTCCCTGTAAATTGACAAAGCGCTTCCACACCATTGCGTTTTTAGGGTTAATCTTGAACGATTTACCCTGGTCGTCTGCGTTATTGTCTCCAGGTGCCGGTGCTGCCGGGGCCGGTGTATGGTCTGGCGGGTTCTGCTCTGTTTCCATTGCGGTGCGCGCGGTAACCTGTCCAAACCCGATCCACCAGTCGTCACCCCACGGGAGTTCGCTAAATCCGAGGTTTAATTTCTCGTTGATTTCATTCAGCGGTACACCCATCGCAAACAATTGCTGCGCGGTTGCCACCTTCTCTTTGAAGTCTTCCTGAAACGCGGAAACGTTTTGCAAATTAAACCCAAAGTGCACCTTGTTGTTGTATGGCTTGACCAGCTTTGCGTTTATGCCGTCTTCAAACTTGCGCATGATGGGCATGAGTGTGTAGATCCAGAAAATTTTCATCTGCCCCACGAACGTCGCATAGTTCAAGTCTTCGGTGATATTAAAGAGCGCTTTCGGTGAACGCCAGATACCGAGTATCTCTTCGCGCGACCACCTCTTTTGCTCTATGAAATCCATATCTTTGTGCGTGCTACCGAGCGTTTCTGCTTTCAGACCACCTTCGAGTACACCCATCTTGAAAGAGTTCTTTACGCCCTTGTGCCGTTGCTCGACCCACTGGATCAGTTGTTTGCGCTGCGGTTCAGTCAACGTCTTGTCTGTGGACAAAACGTATTCGGGTACGGCGCTATTGTCAAAGAACCGCTTGTTAAACTCGACCGTGCTTTTGTCAACGAGCATCTCGTTTCTTATGGCTTCTAAAGGTGAAAGGCCGCGGTACTGGTTGTATGGGTTAAAGTCTTTTACGTGCAAAACTTCTTCCGGTGTCAGCACGATCTGGCCATATTTCCACCCGGTCAGAAGTCCTGTCTGTCTATCCACCACCTCTTGCATGTGATCTGGGTTCAGAACGTACATTTGCGCCGGGAGTCTTGATGTCCCTGCGACCTGTCCCATGCTGCGCACTAAACGAATAAAGCCTTCCCCTTTGAGCGCATAAAAACCGACCCACTCTTGAATAAAGTCGTTTCCTGACTGCGTTGGGTTCGGGTTGCGCAATAACCGTATTACGTCATCGTCCGGTATCTCTTCGTTGGTGTCGTCCCGGTATAGTCCGAACTCTGCCTGTGGCACGTTGTCGCATATTGCCTTTACTGCCTTATAGCAGCTTGAAATCTCTTGGTAAGGCTTAATCACCACGGCATTAAACAGCGTTGACATATCCATGCCCCTGCGGAATGCTTGATCCAGGCTGTTTGTTTTGGTGAATAAACCCTTTACTCGTTCCACAATCTTTTTAAAAAACATTGTTTACGCGCTCCATGCCATGATTCCTTTCGCTTCTTTCCACGCTTTCATTGCTAAACAAATACTGAAAAAGCTGTCTCCATGCCCTTCTTGTGTTACCGGTGCTTTTAGGTCGCAGTCTACTGTCAAAATCTGCCGTTTCTGTCTCTGGTCATCCAGGAACTC